CATTTTGCAGTTTTAGTTTTACATGAAGAAGATCAGTCGATTGAAAAATTACTCGCACCTTATGATGAGAATCTGGAAGTAGAACCTTATATTAAACAAACTAAAGAAGAGGCTATTAAAGAATTAGGAATAGATGAACATACTAGTGAACAGCAATATAGAGAATTGGCAGAAGATTGGTTTGGACATGCACCAGATGAAAATGGAAATATTCTTTCAACGTATAATCCTAAATCTAAATGGGACTGGTATCAGGTTGGCGGTCGTTTTAGTGGTGCGCTGACAATAATTCCAACTGCTCGTGCAGGATATGGAAATATTCCTTATACAAATAGTGCTTTTGTGCGTCATGTTAAATGGGTGCAACCTCTTGACACGAAAGAAAGAGAAGATATAATTAAATGGTGGAATGTGAATGTTGAAGGTGCTAAAGGAGAAAAGGATAAGTATTTCTTCTATAATCCTGAATATTACAAAAAGCGTTATAAAGATGCAGAGACATACATCAAGACTCAGGAACTTCCCTGTTATCATGCGGTTGTAACTCCAGATGGTGTTTGGCATGAGCCATCTAAAATGGGTTGGTTTGCTTGTACAGACGGTGACCCATCTGATGAACTTGAATGGGATCTTCATTTCAAAGAGCGCTTTATTGATACGGCTGAGTTTGATTGGGTTGCAACAATTGTAGATTGTCATATTTAAAATAGGAGATAATTAAATGGCTAGTAGAGGAAGAAAGCGAGTATGTGTATTATGTGGTTTAACTATTGAAGACAATAATGATTCTGTGCCTTATAAAAATCGATATGCACATACCGCTTGCTTTCGTGCGGCTGCTAAAGCAATTCATGTAGACAAAGAAGAAAAGGTTAAAAAGAAGGAAGCTGAAAAGAAAATCAAGCCCGCTTCAAAACCAAAAGCAGAATTAAAAGACGCCCTTTCTGATGAAGAATATATACAGAAAAATCTTTATTATGATTATATTCGGCAAACAACCAATATTGCCGAACTTCCTGCAAAAGTCTATGCTTTGACAGAAAATTATATTAAAAAATATAACTTTACATTCCAAGGTCTTTATGCTACACTGACTTACATGCACGACATTCTTGAAAAAGAATTCGGAGAAGATATTGTAGGACTTATTCCATATTATTATACTGAAGCACAAGCGCATTATAAAACTGTTAAAGCTGTGGGCGATAGGAATAAGGATGTAAGTACTGAAGGAATGTACAAGAAAAAAATTGTTTATATTAATCCTAAACAAAAGAAAATTAAGCAGTTGGACATTACAACAATTGGGGGATAATTCATGTATGAAACGTTAACAGATAAAAGAGCAATCTTAAATACCATTGGATGTTTAATGCTCGACCCCACTTTAATAGATGATATTGATCGTCCATTAGATAGGACAGATTTTGATACTGAAGCATTATATGAATTACTGTATGTTGCTATTTTTAATTCATATATGCAAGGCGTCAAGGATATAAATGAATTTACGATTGATTCATATCTTTCTTCTTATAAAGAGCAATATGAGATTTTTCAAACTAATGATGGTTTGAATTATCTTGCAAGTGCTAGAGAGATGAGTAGTCTTGATAATTATGATTATTATTATCATCGGCTTAGAAAATATTCTTTACTTAGATATTATGAGAAGAAAGGCTATAATACAAAATCAATATTTGATCCGACCGTAGGTGTAGAAGAACTTACAAAAGAAATGGAGAAGTTTGATAATTACACTGAACAGGATATTGTAGGTCTGGTTGAAACAGATTTGGTTATCAGTCCTACGATTAAATATTGTACTAATATGTTAACCACTGAGATTCAAGCGGCTGATGATGCAATGGATTTGATAGAAAGTTTTATGAAAATTCCTGATGTTGGTGTACCATTAAATAATGATGGATTAAATACTGTAGCAAGGGGTGCTAGAAAAGGTTGTTTATATATGAGGTCTCTTCCTCAGGGTCAAGGTAAGTCCAGATGTGCGGCTGGAGACGCCTGTAAAATTGCAGTTCCGTATGTATATAATAAAGATAAAAAAGATTTTGTTTATACAGGAATGTCAGAACCAACTTTATATATCACTACTGAAATGACAGTGGATGAAATACAGACTATTTTAATTGCTACTGTTAGTAAAGTAAATGAAGAACATATTTTATATGGCGAATATAAAGACGATGAATTTGAAAGAGTAAAAAGAGCAGTTGAATACATACAGTCTTCTCCATTATATATCGTCCATATCCCAGATTTTTCAATTGAAGACATAAAAAATATAATTAAAAAGTATAATCGGGAATTTAAAGTAGAGTATTTCTTTTTTGATTATATCAGTACCTCGCTTAGACTTATGTCAGAAGTTAACGGCAAGTCTCGCATGGGCTTAAAAGAACATCAACTTTTATTAGTTTTTTCGACAGAACTAAAAACTATAGCACAACAGCTTGGGGTATTTATTTTTACAGCATCTCAGCTTAACGGCGAAGCGCAAAATGCTACAATTAAAGACCAGAATCTTTTGTCTGGTGCTAAAGCATTAGCTAACAAACTTGATGTAGGCATTATCTCAATGCGTCCCACACAACGGGAGCAGGATAAATTAGACGCTATTATTCAAAACCATTTTGGGTTGCGGATGCCTGATATGGGTCACTGGGTGTACAAAGTCCGTAGAGGAAGACTTACTCATATTATTATCTGGAGTCAAGTCGATCTTGGCACAATGACAGAAAAAGCATTATTTGTAACAGATTTTGATTTTAATCTTATTGATATAGACTTCACTCAGATTGAACAGGTTGAAGCTAAGATTCAGGAGCATTCGGTATTAGAATCACAAGTTCATGATACAGAACCTGAAATTATTGACAATACAGCTGTTGAAATTAAATCTGAAACAACAGAAGAAGAACAGACAGTAAAAAGAGATTTTGATTGGTGATATAAATGTATTTAGATCAGAAAAAAATATTAAATTCATTAACTGATGAAGATATAATTAAAATCTGTGCAGACCTTGGCTCACCAGAATATAAGCGTGATAATCAGGGGAATCTTTGTTTTTCGACTTCTATTTGTCACGGTGGAGATAGTCCTTTTAAATTAATTTATTATAAAGACTCTAAAAGATTTCATTGCTTCACTTGTTCAGATTCATATGGAATTATTGAATTAGTTATTCGTGCTCATAGGATAAAGGGTAAAACACTTACATATTATCGAGCATTATATTATATAGCTTCTATGACAGGACGTCTTTATGAAAAAGACCCTGAACAAATTGCTCCAGAAAAAACAATTACAGACTTTGAATGGATCAATCGTTTAAAATCTGTAAAGAAGAATTCAAAAGCTGTGCCTAATTTATCAGAAATCAATGAGAATATTCTTGATATATTCTGGTACGCACCTTATCAGGGATGGCTTGATGAACATATTACTCGTGAAGCGATGTCACGATTTGAAATAGGGTATTATGGCTTAACCAATCAAATCACAATTCCGCATAGAGATATTAATGAACGTCTTATAGGAATTAGAGGACGATTTTTAAATGATGATGACGCAGAACGATTCGGTAAATATGTCCCATTACAAATTAGCGGTCGTTTTTTAAGTCATCAACTTGGTAGTAATTTATATGGTATACATGTTGCGAAAGATAAAATATGGCAATGTAAAAAAGTAATGCTAGTTGAAGCTGAGAAATCTGTATTGCAAGCGTATTCATATTTTGGCGAAGACAGTTTTGTTGTAGGACTGTGTGGATCAAACATTTCAAAAACACAAATTAAAATTATATTGGAGCAATTAAAGGTTGAAGAAGTTATAGTCGGTATGGATAGGGAATATGGTGATTCTGATACTTTTGAAGCAACAGCTTATTATCAGAAACTAATTAAGAAGGTTGCTCCACTTGTTCCTTATGTGCGTGTGTATCTGGTACTCGACAAAGAACATAGGCTTGATTATAAAGATTCCCCCACTGATAAGGGTAAAGATATCTTATTGCAACTGATGAAAGAAAAAATTTTGGTAACAATGGAAGATGTAAATGAAGTAATAAAAAGAAAGGATTGATTATTATGGGTGTAATTATTGGACTAATTGTAAAGCTTATCGGTGGCATGTGTGCTCTCATAGCTGCGGGACTGAACTGTCGGACATTTTTTGGCGGTAAGAAGGACGCCACTCTTAAAGATATTGCGACAGCGATTATTCCGTTGGTGCTGATGGTGGTGTTCACTTATACAATGGTTATCCAGTTTTGATTGGGGGGTGAAAGATATGAAAGTCGGAGATTTAGTAAGAGTAACAAATTGGGGTGGTAGTTTTACAACAAATAACGCATGGTTTTTGGATCACGTCCATGATTTGGATGTCAATTATCTTATCCGTTATGCTTATAATGATTCTACAAATTTTTTGAAGCGTAAAAACAATGATGATAGAGTATTTGAAGTATTGTATGTAGATGATGCATTAGCACCTAATGCATTAATTACTTTAGCAACTGATTTAATGAGTTATAATGACGATGATTATAGGAAAGTTTTCCTTATTGGTTGTCGGGATTTGGAACTTGTAAACAAACCAGAAAAACGTGCTATGACGCTTAAAGAAATTGAAGAAGAACTTGGTTATGAAGTATCAATTATTTCTGAATAAGGAGAATACAAAATGAAAAAGAATTGGAAAAAACTGGTAATCGCTGCTCTGTGCGTTATTATGGTAGTCTCGACTTTTGCGGTATCCACTTTTGCAAAATCTTCTGTTCCTAGAAACGGACGATACATTGACGGTCAGGGATGCGTATATATTATGAAGCATGGTAAACCACGCACAGGATGGTTTAAATATCACGGTAAAACGTATTATGGACATAAGACTAAATCAGCCTGTTATCCTAAAGGTTCTGTATCACAAAATACGTTTCGTGTAAAACATGGCAGAATGTATTTCTTTAATAATAAAGGTGAAAAGATTACAAGAGATATTGACTACGTTAAATTAAGACATCATAGAACAAGTGTGCATTATGTTTTAATTCCCGGTACGCCTTGGATGCGATATAATGCCAAACACAAAAGATATCAGTGGTTAAGGGGTTCTAAGTGGTGTGATGTAGGTATGCAGTGTTATCCTGATGGTTGGATTGATTGGCAGAAATAAGCCGAATTTCATAAAAATAAATAGGAAAAACGCATTAATTTTTAAATGATAATGCCTTTATGAGGGTATGGTGGGGTAAGTAGATAAGATAAAAATAACATCGAAAACCCCACTTATTTTAGCATAGAGAGGAAAGTGAGTATGAGTAATGATTTGGTAGAAGATTATCATAAATCAATGAATGATTTTTTTGAGGGGAAAGTAAGAGGTGTTACTGAGACAGATCGAAAAACATTGCCAAGACTAAGTTATAGTGGTTTAGAAACCTTTCGTAATTGTGAGTATCAGTATCACCTTAAATATGGCGAGAAGAAATACACAAAAGAAACCACACTAGCATTAGAATTAGGAAGTTTGTGCCATTTGATTCTAGAACTTAAATGTAATTATCTTAAAGTTGGTAAACCTGTAGATTATGATTATCTTCATTTTATTTTAAAGTATGGTTCTATTGATACGAATGAGAAAACGAAAGAACATATCCTTGGAGTAGATGAACTAAAGCGGAAATATTTCGAGGAATGGTATATGCCTGATAATGCTTCTGGCATGACATACGCAGAAAAGATGGAAGTGTTTGAAAAAGTTATTGATGAAGAAATGAATGATACTTCAATTTGGCATCCCATATATGCAGAGTTGCCATTTGAATTTGTATATAAAGACAGAGTGATTTTTAATGGGTTTATTGATAGAGTAGATATTAATACATTTGGGGGTTTTAGAGTAACGGATTATAAAACCAGTAAAAAACAGTTTGAATCAGCAAAAATTGTAACATCACTTCAGTTTGGTATTTATGCAATGGCGATCTATCAAGAATTTGGGCAAATTCCTGTGAGTTTTCTTTATCGATTTATTTTACTGGATGAATATCAGATAGCCATGAGTTATGGTTGGGAGAAACGATTAGAAAAAACACTTGATAATACACTTGATAAGATGGATAAGAATAAGAAGAGTGGTATCTGGTTGCCGAAGCCATCGCCCCTCTGTCATTGGTGTAATTATTCAATTACTAATCCAAAAGCACATGAATTTAAAGATGATTGTGAATATTATAGTTTATGGAAACCAGATGAGAAAACATTTGCTGTAAATAAAAGATACAACGCTCTTGACAATGCGGACAAAAAGAGTACAATTGATACAGGTAACAAGTCAAAATTAAATGGTAAGCGGAAATTAATTTTTTGAGGGGTAAATATATGTTTTCTTGCCACGGACATACGGAACATTCGAATTATCGACTTAGGGACGCAATCATTAAAGTGCCCGATTTTATTGAATATCATAGACAGTGTGGCTGGTCAGGTTGTGTAGTCACTGAGCACGAGACAATAGGTAGCCATCTTGAAGCATTGAAATATTATGATTCGGTTAAGGACAAGCCTGAGT